CTAGTTGTTGGTATGGCTTTAGTACAAATAGCTAGTAGTAAAAAAGGTAGTGGTAGTTTAGGTGTTTTAACTTTTCCAACAATTACAAATATAAATACAGAAACTTTAACAGTAACTTTATCTAGCGCGCAGTCTTGGAGTGACGATGATGATATTATTTTTAGAGCTTATGGTAATGATTTAATTAGAAGAAGTGTTGGTTTAACTTTTACGCAAGAATTAAAAGTATTTCCTTCTGACGGTTCTGGTACTATAGGAGCGTTAACACAATCAATTATTACTGCAGCTACAGACACTGCTGTTACCGTATCAGCTCTTTTAGGTGTTTCTGCTGGATCAAGATTACAAGGTCCTGGTATAGATAGCACAGCTGTTACTGGTGGTTTTAGAAATGACGTAACTGGTATTGACACTACTACTAGAGTTTTAACTATGCGTGGTAATCAAAACGTAGTAGCTGATAATACTAAAGTTTTTGTAACTGGTTCATCTAATTATTTTTTAGTTCAAGGAAGTATAACAATAACTAAATTTCCTTCTATAGCTACAGACGTTTTTTTTGATATAGACAGAGCATTTATTTTATCAACAACATCTTAATAATATGGCAGAATATAGAATAACATTTGACAAAGTAAATTTTTCAGCACAAGTAAACGATTTGCTTTATTTTTTAGCTGATAGCTCAAACATCGATGCTCATTTAGTTAACGGTGATTATACAGATACTACAACAACTACTTACGATCAAACCGCGTGGGACACTCTTGGTGAAACAGGTATTGTAACACAAGACGAGTGGGCTCTTGTAGCTGATGGTCCGGTTACTCAGCTAGGTCATGGTATGAGTATAGATGCTGGTGTATTAAAAAGAGATAACAGTAATCAAGGCACTAATTCTTCTGCTAGACAAAAAGTTGATGTTATTAATGGTGTTACATATACAGTTTCTTATGACAGGAAATATACAGGTGGAACAAGTACTCAGACTAATATATTTATGAATTTTGGTAATGGTAATCAAGGTTTAGCTATTTCTACTGAAAACAGCGGTAGTTTTGTTACTGTAACAGATACTTTTACAGCTGCTTTTACAGGTGAAATGTTTTTTAGAATATATTTTATAGCCGATATGGAAGGTGAAATAGATAATGTTACTATAACACCAGTTGCAGGTTTTAAAGCACCAGTTTTAGTAGGTAGAATACACAGTATTGTAGATCAAGTAAACTTTGTAGCATTAAGAGTTAGAGATGAATTTAATGTAGCTAATCAAAATTATGAAGATCACGTAGTACCTGCTAGTTCAACACAGCTAGATGGTGTTACAGCAATAACAACTATATCAGTACCGCCAGGCGGAACAGAAAGTTATTTAACGTTGATCGATCAAAATAATCCTTTGTTAGGAACAAAACAAGTAGACGTAGAATATATACCAACATTTGAAACTAATCCAAACTTTCCTGACTTAACGCTTGTTACAAACCCGTTTTTTATGTTTTTAAAAAATGAACTAGCAAATGTATCTAACGTAAAAGGTTATTATGCTAAAGCAAAAATGGAAACAAGCGCTACTAATAAAGTTGAATTATTTGCTGTTGGTTCTGAAATAGCGTTGAGTAGTAAATAATTGATTATAAGTGTAATTATAAAAAATATAAAATAAGAAATATGAGTAAAGAAAGTCCATTTAAAACAGATCCAGCAACAGCTGCTGCTGCAACTAAAATAGCTGCACCAGTTGCTGCATCATTGATTTCTGCTGGTGCTACTTTAATAAGTGGCTTTTTTGGTGCTAGACGTAGAAGAAGAGAAGCTAGAAGAAAAGCTGCTGCAGCTTTAGCTAGACAAAAAGAACAACAAGCTTTACTAGACGAGCGTGTTGCAGAGTATGAAGCTTTAAATTTTGAAAATCCTTTTTTAGGCATGCAAAATCCTTTTGAAGATATGACTGTTAATCAACAGCAAGCTCAGTTTTTACAAGAGCAATCAAGCAGACAAAGAGCTAATGTACTTCAAAGTTTACGTGGCACAGCTGGTGGTAGTGGTATTGGTGCTTTAGCACAAGCTTTAGTTAGTCAAGGAGCTTTACAAACAAGTAAAATATCAGCAAGTATAGGACAGCAAGAAGCCGCTATAGAAAAAGCACAAGCTACACAAGCTGCTAAAATAGAACAGTTAGAAAGAACAGGCGATGTAATGGTACAACAAGCAGAAAGTAGTAGACGTGCTACAATATTAGGCATGCAACAAGGTGTTATGGCTGGTGTTAATATGAATTATCAACAACAGTTAATGAACCAAGCAAAAGCAAATCAAGCAGCTACACAGATGGAAATAAATGCTTTAAAGTCTATATCTGAACTACCGTTAGAAGATATGTTTAGTAGTAACAATAATCCACCTAGTCAAGACGTATATTCTGACTTAGAAACATACGACGATGATCGCGGTTAATAAAATATAAAATATGGCAAAAACAGGTACAAGTTTAATAGGAAGAGCAGATACTACGTTAATACAAGGCGCGTATAAGACAGCATTGTCTAATGTTGGTCTTGATATGGGCGCTGTGTATGACCAAGAAGTTGAAGATATAAAAGCTTTTGGTGATGCTATTGGTGATATAATATATGCTACTAACAAAAGTAACAACGAGCTGTTTGCAGAAATAAAAGAAGGCTCTTCAGAAATGTTAGCAAACATAGACGCTGGTACTTATACTGATGATGAATTTATACAGATATATTCTGATGCTGTTCAGGATTTAAGAAATCAAATGAAGTCTATACCAAGAGGTAGAGAAGGTGAAGCTGCAAGAGCTAAAGTTAGATCTCAATTAGCTAGAATGAAGGTTTCAGCTGAAAACGCAGAAGACGTTTTAACTGAACTAGCTACGTTTGCTAAAGAAGGTCAACTAGATGAGTTTGCAACAAGCAATGTAGATGCTAAGTTGTTTAGAGATATAATAAATAAAGAAGCAACAAGAAGTATTGTAAACGGTGAGTTAGTTTACACTGATGACAATGGCAATACAATTACTCATAATAAATTAAAAGAAAGAATAATTAAAAAAGATCATGCAACCGCTACTTCTGTTATAGATATTTTTAACAATGTTCAAAACTATGGTAAAACTAAAGGCTCTATATATGATGATGCTTACATAAGAAAAACAGCACAAGAGTTATCTAGCAAGTTTAACAACAGGGCTGGATTTTTATCTATTATAAATAGTCCTATCGGAGGTATGGAATATAGCTTTGTACAAGCCATTGCTAGTGATGAAGAATTAAGAGGTGAGTTAATAGACGCTTTTAAAGCAGCGGGTGTTAATATAAGCGATAAAGCTAGCGCTGAAGCTGTAGTCAAAGAGCTTCGCGATCCTAACACTCAAAACTTTGCTTTAGTAAAAGGTATAGCTTCACAATACTTAGCAGAAAAAGGTGGTCAAATAGCTTTTGATATAGGTGCAAGATCAAGACCTAAAGAAGATACTGATGAAAGCGGTATGCCACAATTTTTTACACCTGGAGTACAATATAAAGGTGGTATTACTTCCGGTCAACTTAATACATATTTAATGAAACTTAACGCTGGCGCTATTAATATAGAGGGTAAACAAATGAACTTACAAGATGATGGTAGCTGGTTAAGTGCTGATGGTTCTGTATCGTTAAGTGGTACTGATATTATTAACAAATTATATGATAGTGATTTAGGCGGAAATAATCCTGACAAAATGTTTGATTATAGACGTGATTATAGGTTTAATAAGTTTATGACTGCTACAAAAACTGAAACAACAGAGTTAACACCTAAGTCTAATCAAGAAATAGCTTTAAATCAAGTAGGTGCTGATGGAAAAACACCTTTATACACTTCTATTTTTGATAAGAACGAAGGTGCTGCAGAACCAATAATTAAAAACATATTAGGAGATAAGTACGAAGTATACCAAGTTTCAGGTGGTTTTGATGCTTTAGGTATAGAATTAAAATCTAAACCTGGTGAAAGAATAAAACTTGTTAAAGTTAAAAAAGATGGTAGTGGCAACTATGTTCCTGATTTAGATAATGGAAATTTACAATACACTGATAAAAGAGTTAGCGTAGATTTTAGAGTTGCAAATAGAGATAGAAAAATGGAAGAGTTAATGAAACTATATTATACTTTTGCAGATCCTTCTTCTAAATACTATGATGCAAAAATGTTTAAAGATAAACCTGTTGGCTTAACTAATCAAGAAGAAATGCCAGGTCCAACAAAACAAAAAGGTTAATAATGCCAGGGTATAAATATAGAGGTGAAAATTTTACTATGAAAGAAATCGCAGATACTGCGGCTAGATTAGGTGTAGACATGCAGACTTATGTAGCTAGAGTACCTGGTTTAGAATATGTAAGAGATCCTATTGATGACAAAGACGTTAGTTGGTTTGACCAAACGTGGTTAGGTAGAGGTATTGCTGCGGCTAGTACTACTGGTGAAGCTGCAAATTTACTTATGGAAGGTTCTAATGTAGATATTGAGACTGTAAGAGAATTTATGCAGGCTAAAGAAGAAGAAGCTAAAAACTATGTTCCTTCAAAAGACATGGAAGAGTTTCAAAAGAAATATAATGAAGAGGGTAAAACCTGGTCTGCTTTTTTTAGAGGCGTAAAGCGTAATCCAAAGCTTATGGCTGAGTTATTTGTTCAGTCTCTTGGTACTCAAGTAGGTACTTTTTTTGATAGTGATGAAGCTAGAAAAGCTACTATTGGTGCTGGTACTGCTGGAGCTATTGGTACTGCTTACACTGGTTATGGTGCTTTAGTTGGTGGTGCTGTTGGTGCTATGGGTGGTTTAGCTACTTCAATGGAAGCTGCTTTAACTTTTGGTGAGTTAATAGAAAAAGAGTTACAAGCAGAAGGTAAAGAGTTTACAGATGAAAATATTAAAGCTTTATTAGAAGGTCCAAAAGGCCAAAAAATAAGAAATAGATCTGTAGGTAGAGGTTTAGCTATTGGTACTGTTGAAGCTTTATCTGGTGGTTTAGCTGTTAAAGCAACTAAAGGAGTTACTAGTGCTGCAATGAGATCTATTAAAGAAGTTGGTAGAGGTGGTAAAAGAGCTAAACTAGCTGGTACTGCTGCTGGTGTTGGAGTTGAAGCTATTGGTGGTGGTACAGGTGAAGTTTTAGGTAGAGTAGCTGCAGATCAAGAAATGGATCCAGCTGAAATAGGTTTTGAAGCTATAACAGGTACAGTTACAGCACCTATTACTGTTGGCCTTGGTTTAAAGTCATATAAAAAACCAAAATATGAATTAAACAATGAAGAAGTTACTTATGCAGCATTTAAAGAGTTTATTGATACAGCAGATGAAATAGATGTTGCAAAAGCTAAAATAAAAATAGAAAATGATTTTACTGGTATTGGTAAAAAAGCTCAACAAAAACAAAATAGAGCTATTTATAAAGCTCAAATAGACGAAAAAGTTACTGACGAACAAGATATAAATGATTTAGTTAAGTTAGGAGAACAATTAGATGCTGCTAATAGAGAACAAAACAAAAAAGGTTTATCTAAAGCTAAAAAAGAGCTTGCTGCTAAAAAAGCTGAGCAAATACAAAATAAAATGGATGCTATAACTGACAAGTATGACGCTGTTGGTTTTGGTGAAACTCAAGTAGGTCAAGAAGTAAGAGACATACAAGCAGATTTTAATTTTGAAGCTAATATGGAGTTTGCTAAAAAACATAGTGAGCTATATGGTTATGAGTTTGACGATACATTAACACCAGAGCAAATAGCTGAAAAGTATGGCGCAAAATTTAAAGACTCTAATGGTTTTATTACTAAAGATAACAAAATAATTATAAATAAACAAGTAGCTAAGAATAAAGAGTTTGGCATGAACGTTGGTAATCACGAATTACTACACGGTATAATAAGAGCTAGCGGTAAGAAAGATCTTATTACAGACGCTACAATTAAAAGTTTTATGGAAATTATTGGTCAAGAAGGTAGAGATGCTATAAACCAAAGAATTAAAGAGAATAGCGACGTATACAATGATGAGTATATGAAGAAAAATAAAGATGAGTATTTTACTTTGTATTCTGATGCTATTGAAAATGGTGATATAAATTTTAATGATAATTTATTTAACAAAATAGGTAACGTTGTTCGTGGGTTTTTTAATGATTTAGGATATTCTAAAGTTGATTTTACAGACGCTAGAAGTGCATACAACTTTTTAAAAGATTACAATAAAAGTATACACAAAGGCGCTTTAGCTAAAGGCACTAAAAAAGCAGCAACACCTATAAGCATAACAGATCCTGATGATTCAGAAGGCGGGCCTATGTCTATAAGTAGAGACGCTTCTGATAAAGTTCAAAAAATATATGAAGATCAAGGTACTGACGGCGCTTTTGATATAATTGAACAGTTTAAACCTATAGTTAGTAGAATAGCAGATAAACGTAAAAACGCACCTAATTTTGACAAAGAGCTTTTAATGAGTGAAATAGAGTTAGGTCCACGTGGTTTGTTAGATTTAATTAACACATACGATCCTACAAAAGGTGTGCCATTAGCCGCTTATATAAATAAAAACTTACCTAATAGAGCTATAGAAGCTTCAAAAAGAATTTTAGGTGAAGAGTTTACTGCTGATGTTACAGAAGCTAAAGGAGTTATTGCTGAAGAAACTACTGATGTAGAAACTACACCTACACCAAAAAAAGAAATAGTATTATCTGAAAGATTAAATATAGTTGATAAAGTAAAAGAAAGTATAGGTGCTGCAATAGCTACGATAAACTTAGACAATGTAAACTTTAAAACGTTAAAAGATGTAATGCCAGAAATAACTAGTGAGCTTTTTGGCATACCAGTTAAAAAGTTAATTAGTGGTGCTAACTTAACAAAAAACGAGTTACGAGCTGCTCAAATGTTTATTAATAAAAATGCTGATTTATTAATATCTATGCTACCAGAAGGTGCTACTGCTGGTGGTACTGCAACTGGTATACCTAACACGTTATTAAAAGCTTTTTATACTAAAACAGAAAGAGCAAAAGCAGCTCAAACAGGTAGTAGAGCTGGTTTACCTATACAACAAAAAAGATCTATAACTAAAAAAGAGTTTTTAGAAACTTTTGGTATTATAGATGGTAAACCTACAAGAGCTGATAGAAATATATCTGCTAGAGCTTTAGCAATAGCTAACTTAACTGGTAAAATGATAAGCAACCAGTCTGTTAGACAAAAATTAGCCGAAGTTGAACAAACAGAACAAATAATACAAAAGATTAGCGATGGTAAGTCAGATGTTATGTTTTCAACTTCTAGCAAATTAAATCAAAACATACCGCTTGGCACAGAACTAAATGCAAGAAACTCAAAACACAGAACTCAAGTATTTAATTTTTTAAGAGACGTTTGGCCTAATTTTTTACCACCAATATATCCTGCTGATACATTTGGCCCACACACTGGTATAGAAAAAAATATTAAGAAAAACTTTATGCTAGACGCTTCTGATAGAGCTAAATTAAAGTTTAGTAAATTAAAAAACAAACTAACAGCTGATCAGGTTGCTAAAGTAAAAGCTTTTTTAACTGATAAAAGAAATAAGTTTGATAAAATAGGTACTGAAGCATATAGTAAATTAATTGAAGATCATTTTGAAGGCGCTACAATATTTTTTGAAGGCTTAGCAAAAATGTACAAAAAAGGTTTTGGTCCAGAAATAATGGCTATATTAGCAACTTCTGGTCAATCAACAGGTCATATAGTTAGAATATTAGGTTTACCTAAAGGTATTTCAAATGATATTAAAGTTGAAGGTAATAAACTCAAACATAAAGATAAAAATCAAAAAGGTACACCTATAAAAGATCATACTTTACAAACAACAAACGCTACAGGTATGTTAGGCAAGGCTATAGTGATGGGACCTAAAGCTGTCAAAAACTTAATGAAGTATTTTAAAGAGCATTATTATATGATAGCTCTTTCCCATACTGATGATACTACTGTAAATAAGTTTTACAAAACAAAGCAAGTAAAAGAATTTACTGATATGTTTGAGAAAAACTTTACTGAGTTTTTAAAAACAGGTAATTTATCATTAATGCCAGATCCAGTGTTAAGATTAGTACACCCTGATACTAACATAGATATTTCTAAAATAAAAATGGCTGATGGTAGAACTTTACGTGACAAGTATTTTGGCGCTGATAACGAAGCTATATTTAAATATTTAAAAGGTGAAGTTAACGAAAATTATTTAAAACAAAACAGTAAAATACAACAAGCTCCTCAAAGCAAAAGCAATGATATATTTAACAAAGCTATAGTTAATAATCAAAATAAAAATTATACTGTAAACAAAAGAGGTATGAGTACCTTTGATTTTGACGAAACATTAATAATAGGTGGTAAAAACTTTGTTACAGCTACTTTAGGCGATGAAGTAATAAAAGTTAGTAGTGGTCAGTGGCCAATAAAAGGCCCTGAGTTAATGGAACAAGGTTATAAGTTTGATTTTAAAGACTTTGTAAATGTAAGAGGTGGTGTTAGCGGTCCATTATTACAAAAAATGCGTAATCAAATAAAAAAATATGGACCTAGTAATGTGTTTGTGTTAACAGCTCGTATGCAAGACGCAGACACTGCAATACATGGTTGGTTAAAATCAAAAGGTATAAATATACCTTTAAAAAATATAACAGGTTTAGGAAATAGTACTGGTGAAGCTAAAGCTAGGTGGATGCTAGAAAAATTTGCACAAGGTTATAACGATATGTACTTTGTTGATGATGCTTTGCCTAATGTTAAAGCTGTTAAACACGTTTTAAGTCAGTTAGATGTAAAGTCAAATGTGCAGCAAGTTAAAAGTGACTATGCTCAATCAACTTCTCAAGACAAAGACTTTAATCAAATTATTGAAGACGTAAAAGGTATTGATGCTAATAAGCGTTATGGCTCTGCAAAAGCAAGAAGACAAGGTAGAGGCAAAGGTATATTTAGATTTTTTATACCACCATCACACGAAGATTTTATAGGTTTGTTGTATAACTTTATGGGTAAAGGTAGATTAGGTGATAAGCATAGAGCTTTTTTTGAAGAAAACTTAATAAAACCACTTAATAGAGCTTATTTAGCTTTAAACACCGCTAAACAAGCAATAGCAAGCGATTATAAAAACTTGCTTAGAACATATCCTGGTTTACGTAAAAAACTTACTAGAAAATTACCAGGTGAAGATTTAACTTATGGTGACGCTGTAAGAATTTATTTGTGGGATAAGTTTGGTTTTGATATACCTGGCTTAACAAAAACAGAAATAAAAGAAATAGTTGATGTTGTAAAAAACGACGCTCAATTACAAGTTTTTGCTGATACTGTTGGTAAAATATCTAGAGTTGAAGAAGGTTATGTGCAGCCTGATGATAGTTGGGAAGCTGGAGATATAATGACAGATTTAGCAGATGCTACTGGTAGAATAGGTAGAAAAAAGTTTTTTGCTGAATTTATTAAAAACGTAGAAGTTATTTTTTCACCAGAAAACTTAAATAAAATAGAAGCTGCTTTTGGTAGTAACTTTAGGCAAGCGTTAGAAGATGTATTGTATAGAACTATAAACGGTACTAATAGAAAAACTGGTAGCAATAGAATAGTAAATGGTTTTTTAGATTATTTAAACGGATCTGTAGGTGCTACAATGTTTTTTAACATGAGATCAGCTGTTTTACAGCAATTGTCTTTTGTTAATTTTATAAATTTTGCTGATAACAATATATTTATGGCTGCCAAAGCTTTTGCTAATCAAAAACAGTTTTGGACTGATTATTTAATGCTATTTAATTCTGATATGTTAAAACAAAGAAGAGCTGGTGTTTCTTTTGATGTTAACGCTAATGAATTAGCAAGTATTGTTGCTAGATCAAAACAACCTGTTAGAGCTTTAATAAAACTATTGTTGCAAAAAGGATTTTTACCAACACAAATAGCTGATAGTAACGCTATAGCTTTAGGTGGTGCTAGTTTTTATAGAAATAGAGTTAATACATATATAAAACAAGGTTTAAGCAAAGTTGAAGCAGAAGCAAAAGCTTTTCAAGATTTTCAAGAAGTAGCAGAGTCTACGCAGCAGTCTGCTAGACCAGATATGATTAGTCAACAACAGGCTTCTCCACTAGGTAGATTAATATTAGCTTTTCAAAATGTAACTTCGCAATACGCTAGATTAACTAAAAAATCTGCTTTAGATTTAATAAATAGAAGAAAGTCACCGCCATACACAAATCAAACGCAAAGTGATATGGCTAACTTGTCAAGAATAGTTTATTACGGAGCAGTTCAAAGTCTTGTTTTTTACGGATTACAAACAGCTTTGTTTGCAGCAATGTTCGGCGTAGACGATGAAGAAAATGAAAAGTTTTTTAAAAGAAAAGAACAGAGAGTTATTAGCGGTGGTATAGATGGTATATTAAGAGGTTTAGGTATAGGTGGAGCTGTAATATCTACGTTAAAAAATGTTGCTGTTAAGTTTACTCAAAACCAAGATAAAAGTAATTTTATAAAATCAAAAGATCCTGCTTGGATGCAAATATTAAGTCTTTCTCCGCCTGTAGATATTAAAATTAGAAAATTAAAATACGCTGAAAGAGACTTTGTAGAAAAAGGAGATATAATGAAACAAATGGACACGTTTGATATAGATAATCCAGTATGGTCTGCTACAAGTAATTTAATAGAAGGTACTACAAATATACCTTTAAATAGGTTACACGAAAAAGTACATAATATTAGAGCTGCTATGGACGATCAAAATGAGTGGTGGCAAAGATTATTTATGTGGGCTGGTTGGAGCCGTTGGAATTTTGGTATTGAAAATGAAGAAGTAGAAGCTGTTAAAAAGTTTATAAAAGAAAACAACAGTAATGTTAAAAAAGGAAAAAAGAAATTTACTATTTAAAATGAAAAAATTATTAATACTATTACTAATTACACTAGCTTCTTGCGCTGCACCTAAAAAATGTTGTAGTCAAGATATAAAGAAAATATTTAAATTCTCTACGTTTTATGCGGCTGCTAACGGTGGTACTTCAATATCAGATGTTGATGTGTTTTCTGTTACAAATGGTTTACAAACGTCTACAGTTAAAACGCCATACGATTACAACTTAGTATTAGGTATACGTAAAATAGCTAGATTTGGTTATGAAAACAGAGCACAAACTTTTTACGATGGTACTGAAAACTCATGGTCAGATGGCGCTAATATAGGTAAAGTATCTGGTTTAGAGTTTTTGTTTGAAGTTGATTATAGTAGACAACAAGG